CCGTATCGGGGTTGGTACTTTATACCGAATGATGCGTGGATACGCTGATGGTGGCTATGTCGGTGGTGGATCAATGCCAACGGCTAACAACGCTGGCATAAACATCAACATCAAGAATGAAGCTGGTCGTGATGGATACGAAGCTGTGGCGACTGCTAAGAAGAACGAAAATGGCATTGACATTGAAGTTATGGTACGCAAAGCAGTTACCAGCGACCTACGCAATAACGGCCCAATGGCACAGCAAATGACCAACATCTTTGGCCTCAGAAGGGGTATGTAATGGCTACCTTACCGGCATACGTTAATATCCTGTTCCGTGACTACAATCGCACACGGGAATCTGCTTTGCTGCGCACAGAGATGGAATCTGGGCCTCCTAAGCAGGCTAAGATTAAATCCAAGGTAATGATTACCAGCCAAGTTAGTCTGTATTTTGCTGCTAAAGCTGACTTCCAGTCGTTTGAGACTTGGTATGACGCAACGCTAGACGAAGGCTCTGGCTGGTTTGATATGGCCGATCCCGTATCAGGCTCAACAATTACAGCTAGATTTGTAGGTGGTGGATATAAAGCAAAGCCATTGTCAGCCAATATGGAACAATGGGAATTGAGCACAGAGATTGAATACTGGAGCTAAACATGGCTAAGAATTACTCTAGCGAATTCAAATCAACGCTGGCTGAAGTATCAGCACATGAAATTCCTTATGTACTACTTGAAATCAACCATCCTGACTTGGCATCTCCTGTTCGAGTTATAAACGATACAGAAGATTTGACCAGCAATGGTAATCTGTACGTTGCCATCCCATTCCGCTGCACATTGCCTGATGACTTTGAGAATCAGTTGCCAAAAGCTCGTTTGTCTGTTGATAACGTAGGCAAAGAGTTAATGTACTGGATTGAAACATCTGGTGGCGGAAATGGCTCAACAGTGACCATGCGTCAGGTAATGCGCTCTCGCCCAGATTTGGTTGAATGGGAAATTACCATGAGCCTATTTAACGTAAGCTGCACAATGAGTGAAATCAGCGCAGAGCTTGGCTACGAAAATCTGTTTGCAAAAAAAGCTATTGCACTGCAATATCGGCCTAACAATTCTTCTGGCATATTTTGACCTATGACACACTGGGCTGAAAAATACATCGGCCAGCCTTATAACAGAGGCGATGCTGACTGTGCGCATACACTGGCACAAGTCAGACAAGAAGTATTTGGGCTTGGCGTACCGTCAGATATAGAAGTAGAGCGTAAAGCGTCAAGGCTAGGTCGTTTAGGCCAGATGGTTGATCTGGTAGCTGAATATGGCGAGCGCACTGAAAACCCGCAAGAAGGCGATGCAGTATTAATGATGTGCAAAGGTCGCCCTAGTCATATCGGCGCTTATTGCATTGTTAATGGAGAACCATGCGTTTTACACGCAATGGAGTCCGCTGGCATGGTAGTATTACACCGTATCCGCGAATTGGATCGCGTGTTTATGTCGGTAGAGGGCTACTACGCATGGAAGTAAAAAACGACAGCCTAAAACAGCAGCTAGACATCATCTACCGGCCTCATCCGGTATTGCCTTCTGTTGATTGCAAGTATGCTAATCAGGAATGGCAGCAAGGCCAAACTGTTCGCCAGATTCTAATTGCCAATGGCGTAGACCAGCATCAGCCAATTGTTATTGTTGTTAATGATCGCCTATTAACTGTGCGTGAATGGGATACGGTTTGCCCTGATCCTGGTTCAATCATTAACGTCAAGGCTGAAGTTGCAGGTGGTGGTGGTGGTGGCAATAAGGTTCTTAATACAGTATTGATGGTTGCTGTATTAATAGCAGCCGTAGTTATTGCCGGCCCATCTGGATTAGCTTTAACTGGTACAGCGTATAGTTTAACTGTTGCCGGTATCATGATTGCCGGTAGCCTAATCGTTAATGCACTCGTACCTATCCTACCACCTTCAGCAGCTACCATCGACACTGCCAGCGGCTCTAACGCAACGTCTAGCCCTACTTATAACCTATCAGGCGGCTCCAATTCAATTCGACCCTATCAATCCATGCCGATTGTTATGGGAACACATCGCTTTTTCCCAGACTTAGGCGCATTACCTTATACAGAATACCGTGACAACGACCAGTATTTGTATCAGATTTTCCACTTTGGCCTGTCTGATTTAACGCTGACAGACTTCAAGATTGGTACGAATGATTTAACTAATTATTCTGAATACACTTGGTACGATCAATCATCAGATGGTCGTATCTCAGCCTTCCCAGGAAACGTAGATTCTTTGGCTGGTGCAACGCTCACTAATGCCGCTGGCTGGATTCAACGCACGTCAAGCTCAAGCGCCTATCGCCTTGGAATTGATGTTACTGGCGTGTTTTACTACGCCAATGATCGCGGTGGATTAGATTACACATCGGTTGACTTTGAAGTTCAGTACAAACTGACTTCAAGTGGAACTTGGTCAAGCTCCTTAAACTATTCAATTGGCAATAACTCTCAAACGCCAGTTCGTAAGACCATTTACATTGATGTGCCGACTGGCACATATGATGTAAGAATTCGCCGGATAACTGGCGATACCACTGATTCTCGCTTACAAAACAAAACTGGTTTTGATACGCTGCGCACCTATCAGTTGGACACATCAACCTACTACGGCCAGCATCGACGTGGTTTGGTTATTCGTGCATCTGAACAGCTCAACGGTGCTATCCAGCAGTTATCTTGTTTGGCTCAGGCTAAAGCTAACTACTGGAACGGTACAGCTTGGACTTATGGTTACACATCAAATCCAGCGCATTGGTTTATGGACTTTGCCAAAGGCCGTTATGATGCTAACAACCGACTGACTTACGGCATTGGCTTTAGCGATAGTCAGATGGATTTAGTTGCGTTGCACGCATGGGCGACATTCTGTGCGACAGAAAACATCACGTTTAACGCTGTATTTGATAGCACACAGACTGCTGCTGATGTACTGACAACGCTATGCCGTTGCGGTCTGGCCTCTCCATCGTGGGCTTCTGGCAAGCTAGGCGTTGTCTGGGATGGCCGCAACCAAACTCCAGTTGCCGCTTTTGGCATGGGTAACATCATCAAAGGCAGCTTCAGTGTCGCTTATGCGACTGAATCGCTGGCTGATGAAATCGTAGTTCGTTTTGTCAATCCAAATAAAGACTGGAATCAAGACGAAGTGCGCGTAGCTATTCCAGGCGTTACTGAAGCGACTAATCCAACCACAGTTGATTTGATGGGCTGCACAAGTCAATCAATGGCTGGTAAGTTTGCTAACTACATTGCAGCGCAGCAGTATTATCGCAAGCGCCGTATCTCATGGGATACAGACTTTGAAGGCTTTGTATGCCAGCGTGGTGACGTTGTATTACTTAGCCATGATCTGACGCAATGGGCCTATTCAGGCCGTATTGTAAGCATTAGCGGCAATACAGTTACACTTGATAGATCAGTTCCTCGTTCTGGATCAACTGAATACTTTATGATTCGTCAGCCAAATGGCGATATGACAACCTATCAAGTATTGCCTGGCACAGAATCAAATACGATCATCTTAACGACAACTCCAGAACTTCAAGAAGATTATCTTGACTTGGATCATATTTGGTCTTTCTCGCCATTAGCCACACCTGGCAAAAAAGTAAAGATTATTTCTATACAGCCGACAAGTGAAAGCCGTTTAACTATTACGGCGACAGATGAATATACTGAATTTTATGACGCTTGGGATAGTGCTTTTAGCGCTCCTGTGTCCAGTACATTATTGCTTAATTCAAGTCCTGTTATTAACAATATCCGCATTGGCGAATACGTCTATCTAGGCGGCGGTGGTTCTGTAGTGTCGCTAGTGACAGTTGGTATTGAAGCTAAGAACTTTGAGCGTGCTAACGTGCGCTGGCGAATTAACGGCAATGAGTGGGTAAAGCTGACTGTTTATTCGACAACTTTTTCATTTACTGCTACTGCAACAGGCACTGTAGAAGTTGAAGTAACACCTATCTTTGGCGTGAAGGTTGGACAACCGTACACCGCTACATCAACACTATTTGGCGTCAATACTAACCAATCTCCAAACGATGTCGGCAATGTAATTACGGTATATAACGCAGCAGGTGGCGGGCAATTAGTTCTTAACTGGGCAGCAATTACTGACTTCCGTACTGTTGAGTATGAAGTGAGGCTTGGGTCCACATGGGAAACTGCCAAGGTCATTGGGCGTACACCATTGACGCAGATTGCTTGTCAAGGTGATGGTACGTACTGGGTTGCTGCTGTTGTAGTGACTGCTGGCGTATCTATCTACTCTGCTAATCCAACTGATGTTATTGTTGTTGGCGCTATCCTACAAAATAACGTCATTGCCACTTACGACGAATCAATCGCTTGGACTGGGGCGGTTTCTGGATATGCTCAAATTGTTAGTGGTGTATTGCAATTATCAACAACTGGATCGGTTGTAAATGGATTAACAGGGTCTTACACAGTACCTAATAGCCATATAATTGATGCTGGTCGTGTTACGCCATGTAATGTATCAATTACAGTAAATGGTGGTGGTGTTGATGTTGATGAAAATATGTTGACAGTTACCAATGTATTTACAATAACTGATGTACTAAGCAACGCACTAGGAACTAAAGTAAAAATCACGCCACAAATTGCTCTTGGAAACAACTCTGGCGTGTATGGCGATTGGCAGGCTTATTTACCTGGCTATTACAATGCTCGTTATTTCAAGGCTCGTGTTTTAATTGAAACTAGCGATCCAAACATTAACGTACAAGTAACTGACTTTATTATCAGCGTTGACGTTCCAGATCGTGTAGATACAGGTCAAGTTACTACTGCAACAGGTGGGACAACAGTTACTTATGCTGCTCCATTCATAGGAGGCGCATCTGGCATGAGCGTTCCTGCGGTGCAACTTACAATCGTCAATGCGTCTGCTGGCGATGATATAATTTTGAGCAGTGAAACATTAAATGGTTTCAATGTTCGGGTACTTAATGGCGGTTCTGGTGTTGCTAGAACTGTAAACTATCTGGCTCAGGGGTATTGATATGTCGCAAGGAACACTGGTAATTCCAAATACAGGGGTATTGTCTGGCTTACAGCTAGTCAATGCCATCAATGCTGCTGTTGATAGATTGGTTACACAAACCAGCGGATCAACTGATCCAAGCACATTATCAGGTGGCGTTAAACCATATAGCTTTTGGCTAGATACAAGCGTAAGTCCAAATGTTCTGCGTATGCGAAATGCAGCTAACACTGCATGGGCAGCTATGGGAACAATAAGTTCTAGTAATTTTGTACCAGATTTGGCTAATGCTGATATTGCCACTGCGCTTGGATATACACCAGTAAACAAAGCTGGCGATACAATGACAGGCAATTTGACTGCTCCCAATGTATTTGGTTCAACAAAGGTTCAAGCGCCTGAAATTAAAGCCACAACAAAAATTGTGTTTCCAGATAACTCTGAGCAAACAACTGCTGCAACTACGGCATTTCCATCTGGCACTGTTATGTTGTTCGTGCAGTCAGCTGCTCCTACAGGCTGGACCAAATCAAC